CGGCTCTCTGTCGTAAGACAGAGGACTCGTGGATCCTCACGGGTTTTGCCTCTCTAGACGTCCTTATCGGAGAGTCCATCGTGAAACGAAGATCAGAGAGACCGTACTCTGCAGATCGCTTGATGCGAGGTCTTGCATCGGCGCTTGCCAGAGATTTCCGGGACAGTATCAAGGTGAAGAACCAAGCTGTCAATATCGTGCATTGCGTCGAGCACGAGAATGTAGGTTCAATCCGAGGTATTGAATGGGACCTAGAGAACTGCACTGATGCGAACACGTTTAAGTGTACGTATCAGATGCAATCTCTATTCAAGAGATTCAGGTTCGAAAAGGACCTGATGTCGTCATCCGAGTTAGAAAGAGCTGCGGAAAAGCAGTTTCTTGATAACCAGGAGCGTCTCGCGAGTCAGGACTTGAGTTCACTGCCTAGCTATATGCAGTGGATCTTGTTCCGAGCTCGTGGGAATTGCCACAAGATTTTAGGCAATTACGACCTTGAAGAGCATTTCGCTCTGTCTCGTTTCGGAAAGAAGGCCAGTGTAGGGATAACTCATCGCAAGGCTTGTGAAGCCGAACGGTGGGAGTGCCCCATATCTGGTTCCGTGGATCATATCTCGTGGTTCAAGGACGTTGTTTTGTCCGAGGACGTGAGCGCATTGCAGTATATATGCTCACAGGCGGGGAAGAAAAGCGCCCCGTTCAGCGAGGTTGACACGCTGGCTCTGTCTTTTGTCCCAAAGACGTTTAAATCGTTGCGAAGCATTATGCCAAACACAACGATCGGCACGTTTTATAGTGACGGTCTTGGAAAGGTAATTTCGCGACGGTTGAAAGCGGCGGGCTACGACATCACGACCCTGCAAAGGGCCCATGGTGAGTACGCCCGACTGGGCAGCATAACAGGGAAACTTGTAACTGCTGACCAGAGCCTGGCGAGTGATAACATTACACTCGCCCTTGTCAAGGCTATCGTGCCCAAACGTTGGTTCGAAGAATTGAACCGCGGTAGGATCGATAAAGTAAAGCTCCCTTCAGGTACAGTCGTCAAAACACCGACATTCTGCACAATGGGGATAGGCTTTACCTTTCCGCTTCAAACGTTGATCTTTCTGTGCTTGCTCAAAGCTATAAGTGAGGCTTATTCCGGTGGACGCTCATTAGTGAGCGTCTACGGGGACGACCTCGTTTATGACGTTAATTTGCATCCTTTTGTGATGAGGGTCTTCGGACACCTATCATTGAAGATAAATGCAGAGAAGACGTTCGCTTCGGGTCCGTTCAGAGAGTCCTGTGGAGCAGACTACTTCATGGGAGTGGACGTTCGCCCGTTCCAACCGAAGAACGAGCGAGGATCCAACATGGACCGAAAGGCCTATGAACAGTTCCTCTACACTCTCATCAACGGACTGAAACGCCGTTGGTGGGATGAAGAGGTCCCGCTTGCCCTTGATTTCCTCTTAAATGAGGCGTCCGAAGTATCTCGCGGTATTCTGCGAGTGCCTCCGGATTTCCCCGATACAGCAGGGGTCAAGTGCTCCAGCCCATACGATGTGTTAGGTTTAACATATCGCCTCTCGCCGATAAAGTTTGGAAAGCACGGTCAGGTCTCTTTCAAATACAGTCGGTTTATACCAACTGATATGGAGGAAAACCGCCATGCCCCGTACCTCTGGCGAAAACTTGGGGATGCTCAGCGTTCTGATCCTGTTTATGATCATAATGCTGCTCGTCCTTTTGATGGGCTTCGCCCTAGTCAATTCCTCGAAAAACTTGAGGAACGACTTGGGTTACCCGAGCGACGTCCGGTGTTTCGAGACGTCAAGCAGGCAGGACAACGAAGGTCCCCCTCAGGTCGAGGAGGAACCCGCTCGTTGAGGAGCTGTACCGTTATCCCCGTTTCTGGGGGTCACGGTCGGATCGTTAGAC